TTTTTATATATTCAAATACATATCCATCAGTTCCTGCGGGGGTGGGGAATATTAATATTTCATTTGCTCTAAATCTATAATATTCTGCGATAGTTCCTGCCCCTATTGTGCTGTTGTTTAATATTCTCCAATCTTGAGCAGATATTGATCCGATCATTTCCCTTGTGTCAGATGTATTCCAAAAAGTATTATTTACTATCCTGTCAAAATCAGTAGGAAGTGAATAATTATTTTGAGATGCAACCGCATTAAATGTATGTTCTTTTGTCAACTCTTGCCAGTCATAAGATCTAGCAAGGTTGACTATTGAATTATTAAGTATTTCCAAGATTTGAACAGCGGCAGCTTGATTGTTACCAATAATAGTTACTGGTATTGTAGCCGATTTAGTTTGTTTTAATATCTCTTGAGCCGTACTTAATAAAGTCATTATTTTTCTGTTAAGATTTCCTCGTTGCTTTCAACAGGTTTTTCAACAGGTTTTTCAACAGGTTTTTCAATAGGCTTTTTAGCTACTTTCTTTTTATTTAAAGATTTTTTTATATTTAAAAAAGCCTCATAAGCATTTTTATATCTATCTTTATCATGTTTTTTAAAAGAATCACCTTGAGCATTTGTAAATCTCTGATCTTCTGATGGTCTAATTGATTTAGAATATTTATCGTTATTATTATATAAAGAAATATATTCTTTCACAATATAACCGTCTTTTTTGGTTTCTATTTTCTTTTCAAAAAACGCTACATTAAAACCTCCCTCTTTTACAGTTTGAGCTTTATCTTGCACAACTATAATTTCGCCTTCTTTAAATTTTCTATGTGTCATATTTAAAATATTACGCTAGGGGAATTACCCCCTAGCTTATTAATTAATTATCTTTACCGTCAGCAACTTCTGGTCTAGCAATTTCTAATTCAGCTAATCCAGTTGAAGGGGTGTCGATAGCAGATGCACCTTTGCATCGTCTAACATAATCACCAGCAACATCAGCATCATCAAGAGATCCTGCTGTGGCAGTTAGGTAGCAATCACCGTTATCAGCAAAAGATGCTAATACTTTACCTACTGCTTTACCGCCGATTTGGTACCAACCATACTCATTAGCAACAGTTGCCGCCATAGCAAAGGCTACTGGACCAACAGCATTTGCAGATGCAAGAGTTGTTGAAAAATCATCAGCGTTATAAACAACAGCCGAACCGATAGCGGTTGAAGCAACGCCTTGTAAATAAATAAACTCACCAACACCATAATCAGTTGTGTCTTTATCTATTGCTCTAATAATAGTTCCTAATGGAACATTTTCAGTTGTGGAATTTTCACTGATTTTTTGATTATAAACCGTGATTTCTGTACTTTTAAAATTTGACATTTTTATAAATAAATTGTGGGAGGTTTTACCCTCCCTGTTAATTAGTCGATCATTACACCATGCACTCTTGCATTATCAATAGTAAGATTCATTAAACCTGTTATTGGTAATACATAAACATGTTGATTTACTGGTCTTGTAACCTCTCCTTGCTCTAGGAAGTCACCTAAATGCTTCAACTTAATATGTTGAGTATTTAAGAAATACATATGGTTAGCAGGACATTCTGGATCATAGTAAACATCAGCGTTTTTATACTTAATTGTATTAAAACCTAATTTACCTAACTTATCATTAGATATTCTTTGTATAGTTTGAAGAGAATCCTCATAAAATCCAAAGTTAACATCATCAGCAGTAATTAAATCAATTTGCTTACCAGCTTGTGCTTGAGTTCGTCTGTAAAGTGAGTTCATAGCAGATTGGATAGTTGTAGCAGATTTAGTCACAGACTCAACAGAAAAATCATATAATTTATTTCTGAAGAAAGTACCATCAGTTGTTGATCTATCGATGCCGCCTACTGTACCAGTTGTTGGATCATCAGCAACTAATAATTGTAAACCTCCGATTTCTTTACCGCCTGCACCTGTACCATCAGAATAAATTGAGGTTCCGATTGTGTTTTTTAATGAATGTTTTAAGTTTTCAACTCTTTCCTCCATTAAATTAGCAATACGCTCTTTACCTGCATTTTGCTTCTTTTCTTTTTCGGACATAGTAATTGTACCAGAGATGATTTTTTGTTCAAAATCAGCAGCGGTAATTACATCTTGCGGAGTTGTATCAAAAGTGTCATATTCGCCTTGGAATTGTACTGTGTCATTAGCTGCATAAGTTAAGTTTTCCCTAAAACTTACACCACCAGACTCTCTTTTAATATTACCTGATTCCTTCATTTTAATTAATAAAGGGTGAAAGTTCTCGACATTGTCGATTATTTCATTTTTGAAGTTATTGAGCGTAGTTGTCAATATCTGCGGAATATTTGGATTTGCCATTTTTAAAATCTATTAAAATTATTATTAAAATAGATGTTTAAAGGTTACGCATAGAGTTCAGCAAGAGCTTTAGCGTTTCTATCTTTAGCAGATAAATTTTTATTACCACTTGTTGAGTTCGGAGAATATTTTTTATTTTTCCTTACCTTTTCCAGAGCCTCTTTTTGTTTAAGCTTCTCTGTTAAAAGTAATTCTTGCTTTGATTGCTCCGCTAATTCATCATCAAGTAACACCGCTTTATTATACGCCTTTTCTAAGGTCATGGTGCCGTTTTGATCTGCTTGGAACAATAAAGACATATTCTGCCTTACTCTGTCAAAATAAGGATGTTTCAAACTTCCATCTTCATTTTGAGATTGTGCGAAAGAGTTTAATTCCTGTTGCACAGTCTGGGCTTGGCTAATAGCTTCTTTATTTTTTAACTCTTCTAGTTGCCTCTCAACATCTTCAAGTTTTTGTTTTTGCTTTAGCTCTTGCTCGGTGAGATATTCATCTTCCTCATTTGCAACAGGTTTTTCTTGCTTAGAAGTTAATTCTTCTATTTTTGCTCGCATTTCTGCCAACTCTTTCCTAGTATTTCCCAATTCTAAACTTCTACGATCAAAGTCTACTCTTCGTTTTTTTGTAGCTTCGATTGCTTCTTGTCTTAATTCAGGGTCTTTAATCTTTTTGACAAGTTCTTTTTCTTCCTTAGACCATCCACTGGACACTCTAAGAAATTCTAACTCCTCTTTTGGATCTGATTCTTCATCTGATGGAATTTCATCAGTTGCTTCCTCGTTATCAATATTATCTTCTTGAACAGTTTCTTGATTCTCAATTTCTTGATCGTCTTTTTGCTCTTCTAGAATTTCAGCTAATGATTCGCTGTTTGTTTCTAATGTATCCATAAAATTTATTATTTAGATAATTTAAGGCTATTATAGGTTATGTAAAATTAATTGTCAAGGTTATGTAAAATTAACTTAATATTCTGGCATAATAACCCCTAATAGTTGCCCCAATATCAGTTGAAGCATTGTCAGCAGTTACAACCATTCTTACATCTGAATTTGGCGGTATTATATCACACGGCACTAAGTTTTGGACATAACTTCCTTGTGATGAAGTGACAACTAAATCTATCTCTCTAAATACTTTTCCCTTCTCTTTTATTTGTAACTCAAAATCTCCGTAAGCAGAGTTCTTTTCTACTACTGCGGCGGTAAAGTTTGTTATTAAGCAATATTCATCGCTTGCTGTAGTAAATGAGCATTTTTCTGATTGGTTATGTCCTTGTCTAATTACGCAATGCACTTTATTATCTGTTTGTGGCACTCCTGCCGTAATAGATTGTTCTTGATAAACATAAACCACCCCTTGCAAATCCGTGCCACTATTATTATAGATTTCTTCACATCTAGCTAATGGAGTTGTTAAAACTACTTTATTTTGACCACTTAGAGTTGCGTTTTGTGATATGAAGGTAAAATTGCCGTCACTATCTATTGTATGACCATCTATTACTACATCTTGAGTATCTAAGGCGTTAGAAGATGATATTGTATCTATTAGATTATCTGAAATATAAGTTTCGTGCAACTCTGACCCCACAAGAGTCATTACGGTTGTTTGGCTCGTGCCAACACTTGTATTGCGCCCATACCTTAATAGATTTTTAGCTTTGTTGATAAAATCTACTCTGTGACCATATTTATTTTTTATTACCCGTTTTGCTTGTTTTACATCTACTCCTAAATTGGCAAACAGAGATTCGTTTAATGTAGTCATTAGTAATCTTTAATGTGACAATTATTTCTTTTTAAATGGTCTAAATAACCGCTTTTTGTGGTATAAGCTTTTCCGTCAATTTGGCTTTCAATACCCCCATGCTTCCTAATATAGCCATCAAGGGTTAAATCTTCGCCGCAAGCTGGCATTTTTCTTTGCTCTGATGATCCGCCTTTTCCGTAGCCATCAAACACCCATTCTTTTTTACCGTCAATAATTTTTAAAACTTTTCTAGTCATTTCTTATAGTTTCGTTCAGTCTTTGCGTTCTACTCTCAATTATTTCTTCTGCCGATGGTGCGACTTGTTGTAAAACATCTGATTGGCGATCTGCCGCTTTGTTTGCATCTTCAAAATTTATCTTATCATCAAATTGTCTTTGGTTTTGCAATACCCTTGTTTTCTCAATATCAATCTTATCATCAAATTGTTTTTGGTTTTGCAATACCTTTGTTTTCTCAATATCTATCTTTTGTTGTTCTAGGTTAATTTTAGCTTTTTCACTCTCTACTTTGAATTGAAATTCTTTTTCCTGTCTTTCGTTTTCAGCCTGTGCCAGAATTTCCTCTTGTGATGGTTGTGACTCTTCCTCTTCACTTGGTTTTGCTAATAGATATTCTTCAATATTTCTACCTATTTTAAATGGTCTTGCAACAAATCCTAAGAATTGATTAAATGCTTCTGGCTGTATTACACCAGCTTGTAATAAAGGAGTGAATTGACCAGCAAAGTTAGTTAGACTTGCCACAAACTCCATTCTCTCGGTTTTTTCTTGTTGTTGGTCAACTGAAATTGTGCTGTCTGTCTCAATATCAATGGAAAATGATCTCAATATATCGTCTTTCAAGATTTTATCAACCCTCTCAACCTGTTGCATTTCCATTGCAAAACCCTTTAATTCATCTTGTGCAATCTTTATTGTCTTATCAAATCCTATTTTAGCTTGTTGCTTTAAAGTTTCCATTTGTTGCACTTTCTGCTCTCCTGCGATATTTTGAGGTAAATTATTGACAGCCTCTTGTAATAGCATATTTTGATTATCTTGTGCGGTTTCAGCTACTGATTCTAAGTCAACGATATTACAGCCAGTTATTTTTGCCAATTCTTCTATTGTGTAGTTCTCACAAATTAACTCCGCCATAATCTCGATAGTGTCTTTGATTGCTATTTCATTAGCTCTTTGTAATGGTTGGATTCTACTAATAGCGAAATCACCTTTTAACCTTTGAGCTGTTGCAGTTTCGCTTGCAATACTAACTCCCCTTACAATATCAGATAAACCCGTAATTTCTCTAATATTATTAATAATTTGAGCTTTTTGTTGTGTTAAGACTGTGACCGTGTTGGCAATTGGCACTATATCTTTAACAAATATTTGATCTTTAATACTAACCCCTGTATTACCTGAAAGTGGGTTAAATTCTCCATCTTCACCATTTAATAAGTTTTGCACATCTTCAGACTCGCTTATTGTGTTATAAACTCCAGTATATTTAATCTGTTCTACAAGTTTATTAATTCTCTCATCTAATATATTTAATTCCTCCGCTTGTGATTTATACATTCTATAAAGAGGTATAGGAAGTAAAGAAGATGGGTCGCTATCTGTGCCAGTTGGTCTTGCGATAGGGTAAAAATTAGTTAAATTATAAGGGTCTTCATCTACTTGGATTATCTTTTCTTGACAAAACCATAAGACTTGATTATTTACTTTATCCCATATTTCCCACACTTCCAAACTCTCTGGTTTTTGGTCTTTATTATTAGAAGAGTCAAGTTCTAAATCAGCTGCATCCTTACCAAACAATTCTAATAACTCATCTTTTGTTTTATATGATCTAAAAGCTAACCAATTTAACTCATCCCAACTTGTGGCAGTGGAATCAGTTATAAAATCTTTATATGCTATCCTTTTTAAGTAAATCCTTTTATTAGTATCATCAAGCACTTCCTCGCCGTCATCTGTTTTGACAATCTCGCCATCTTCCATATATACACGAATTAAGCCAC